GGCTGAAATCGCTGAAGAACTTGATAACGAATAAACAACTCCCTCTCTCACAAGGAACGAACAAATGAAAATTCGAGACTTTGGGTTATTGCTGAAAACACCCGAACCAATCAGCCCGATCAAAACTATTCAATCCCCAAACAAAACTATCCAAAGGATAACCAATATGTCAAATTACTCTATCTATCGATCACCTGTCTTCCAAGGTGCTTACTATGTCATTAACAATGAAACAGGTGATCGAACCGACTGCCACAACCTTCAAACTGCCCTTGCTCACTGTGTCGATCAAGGTGTTCAAGCCCATCTTATCCCTGTTCCAAAACAGATCACCCTTGAAGAACATTATGGTTGTTTAACTGGTGGCTTAGGCTACACTCCTGCGATCACTTGGACATTGACAGGTCGTGTTGAGCGTGTCCACAACTGGGCAACGGCTAAAGAGATCGCTAGAACATTCCCTAAAAAGTCTTGGTCATAGACCACTACTACCCCTTAACCCCCTCACCACCGGAGAAATACCATGGAACCATTACCAACTACCATTAACGCAGTTAACTTAGCCCGATCATTTGCTCTTCACACTCTTATCAAACAACTTGAGCAAGTGAATTCTATTCATGAGGTCTATGGACAATCTGAACTTGAGATCTCGTTACTTGAAGAACTTATCAATGAGATCATTTCATCTATCACACCACTTGAGGAGTAGTATGCCTATTGAACCGTTTATCACCTGTGGATTCGTCCTGTTCTTTATCAATACAATGTTTTTAACATTAATGTTTATCGAATTTATTGATGAAGAATAAGGGGGGATCCCCCTCCCTCTCCCACCGAGGGAACCGACGAATAAGTACTTAGAACCTTGGTTTTCGGCGGCCGCGGCCAGATACGTTGAATACACCCACCGAAATTTCCCAGATATCAACTTATACCACTTGGCATAAAACGGATATACCAAATAGCATAAAAAACATATACCACGTGGCCTAAAAAATACACAGCAAAAAATTTCCCCCAAACCTCGATTAAGCTACTATTTATACCAAGAGGTATAAAGCTATGAAACTTACAAAACAAACATTATATAAACTTATCCAAGAACAGTATGAACTCGACCAAGATCAAAGAGAAAAACTGCTGGTACTTTTAACAACGGATGTCGAAAGCGCAACACAGGCCTTAGAGATGATTGATGCAATTGATCTTGGTTATAACAAACTAGGTCTTTTAGGCGATGCATTCAAGATTGCCAATGAAGCAGGCTATGAAAAAAGAGAAGTTCAAGCTTTTCTTCAAAAAATAATTAGCGATATGCTTAACGCAAATTTTGAGAAATACTTATGAAGCTTACAAAGCAAATATTGCTTGAAATGATTGAAGAGTCTCTCCTTACCGAGTTGTTCGACACATCCGATGTGTATGACTTCAAGCTCAAGAAAAAGGATGAAGAACATGACTATGCTGGAGCTGAATATCGCTTTGTTGCACAAAAAACTCCCGATAGTCAACCATATGAATACACGGTCGAGATTCGCGGTTTTGAAGATGATGATATGATGTGGGATGTTGACTTTCATACCGATAGCATATATGCTTATGGACTAACCGGTGAGATGGACCTCAAAGTCTACATGACGATTGCGGCCATTGTTAAACACTTCGCATTTGAAGTGCGTCCAACGTATGCCGATGACAAATTTTCGCAAATAGAACAGTTTTATGGTAGTGCTCAACGTGAGTTTCAAGGTGACCTACGGCGTGTTAGAATCTATGCGGGACTCCTTAAGAGAATGGGTGGAATTAATATTGAAACCGTTCGTAGTCAAATTACGTGGGATATTCCGGTAGAGAGGGTATAAATTTTTGGCGTGAAATAACCTAATGGTAACATAGTTACTTTATAGGAGCTATTATGTTATTTTTTTTAAGTTTGTTTGGTTGCACACCAGATAAGGCGCCGCTGGACAGCGCTGAGTTGGTTATTGAAGAGCCCGACCCAATATATTGGGAGGAGTGTTCGTATAAAGAAAACGAGCACATATGTAACTTCACATATGCAAACGTTTTGGACACAACAACCACTCTATATGATTACTATGGAAGTATTGTTGTTATCGAATATTTCGCCGAGTGGTGCAATTATTGTCGTAAGGCAGCTGAACAATCAGAAAGTTATATTGATGAAGATATTATCTTTCTCTCTGTTATGCTTGAGAATCAATATGGGATCACTCCAAACCAAGAAGACATCGAACGTTGGGCAAGCGCTTTCCGTTTACCCGAAGATAAGGTATTAAGAGCTGGAACATACATCTTGGATGGTAATGCTGAAGATGGTCCAGATATTACTGGTCTTCCGGGGTTTATTATCGTCGATGAGGACATGGTTATTCGGTATAAGATTCGTGGGTGGTCTCTGCAATTAATGCAACAGACCATTGCCGAACTGAAATCTGACTAATAGTTACTCTTGGAGGGGTTGCTTATGTTTGCATTATTATTTTTTATTCTTGGATGTTTCTCGGACCAAGGGTTTACTCATGAGGTTATCAAGGAGGTCGAAGTAGTAGTGTACGATACAGCATACGTCGAAGTTGAGGTCGAAGTTGAGGTCGAAGTCGAAGTCGAAGTGGAGGTCGAAGTTCCTGAACAGTATCCTCTCTGGGTACAGTCGGTTCTACAGCCAAAACTGGCCAATGGTATCGATATCCTTTGGGTGGTGGACCCATCCGGCTCCATGATGAATGATATGCCTAGCGTCGTAGCTGGTGTGACTCAAATGATGGCTGCTTTACCAACTAACGTGTATTGGAGGCTTGAGATAATGTCAACGGACTGGGTTGTCTCAACAAGTATGAGTTCATTCCCCTTGTTACCCGGCGATACTGATATGGACGCTCAGGCGAGCCTTAATAATAATATTTCAGGGCATCGTGAAGGTGGTCTAGAATCTGTTTATAATTTTATGATGGGTAATGTTGATGCTGTGCAATGGTTAAGACATGACGCGGCTCTGCTTGTTGTATTCGTCTCGGATGAAAACGATTATAGCCATCCAACTTCAACGGTGAATAATTCAAATGCTTTTATTTCTTGGATTCAAGCAATGCGTGAAACTGTTTATGTGACCGCTATTGTTAATCAAGATATTTCTGTAAGTGAGTGTCCCGGTCAGTTTAACCCATCTCTGGATGTTGGCACTGATTACATGGATGTTGCTAACCATTTTGGCGGGATCATCATAGATATTTGTGCTGATGATTGGACCCATGGTGTTGATCAAGCTTCAAGCCAACTACAATTGGTTGAAGAGATAGTACTTGATCATGTTCCGGTCTCTGCTACTCATATAGAGGTCTTTGTTGATGGTTTTGTTTGGCCTGACTGGACATATGATTCTGTTACCAACACGGTAACCTTTATTATTATTCCGCCTGAAGAATCTCTTATTGAAGTTGTATACAATTACCAATAGAATACACTATTTATTCCAGAGGAATATTGTATGAAGATAAAGATAAAGAAAAAATTAAACGAGGGTTCTTTCACAGATGCCCTCGATCAAATGATCGGTTCGGATGCAGATAGTGTCACTGGTGATGAAACACTTCCACCAAAGGCTCCAAGGAGAAGGATGCCACCTCCTAGAATGCAGACAAAGAAGAAATATGAAATTATACTTGAGAAAAGAGGGTTCGATATCAGTAATATAGTTGAACTCGGCAGTGGAATGTATGGTAGCGTATTCAAAGTTGTAAATCCCGAAGGAAACGAAGTCGCTGTTAAAGTAATGCACGAAGGTGGTATTGGTGACATGGCTATGAATAGAGAAATGGACAACTATAAGGTCGTTCAACAAGCAAGAGAGCAAAGTGAATTGGTTGCAAAACATTTTCCAAATGTATTTTCTATGTTTGTAGAGGATAGATATGGTTTTATCACAATGGAACTCTTGACAAACAAAGGTGTCAAGATGAATTTGGTTCAAGATATCTTTCAAGGACGTGAAGGTCTTGTGGCTCCAACCGGAGATACAATTGAGCAAGGCGTCTATAAGGATATCCGTAGAAGAATGTATACCTATCTTACAAATGATACATCAAGAAATAAAATTATTGATAAATTGCTCTCGGGCATTCCCAATGAAATGATAGACCATGAAGGTAATGAAGTTCCAACGAAAAAACCGGAGATTGTTCAAAGAGCAAAGGGAGAATTATCCCATCTTCCATATTTGCAGATACCGGCATTCGTGGCTGGTAAGGATGACGAACTATATTATAAAATATTGAACCGAATGAACGATGTTTTTATGTATACGGCACGAGATGCTTTCTTGGATGGTCTTGGAGAGTTAAAAAAAGAATATCTTACTAATCCCGGTCTCTTGGTATTCATCATCAAGCTCATGGAAATCATAAAAGAAGAAGATATGATGCAATATTACCAACATAATATTGGTATTGCTATGGCTTGGACTGATTTTCTTCGTAAAGGTTCCGCTATTGGTGTTCATAACCGTCCAGAAATGGCCAGAATAGACCGAGGAGGAGCTGATGCGGAGATAGGAGACTCCATAGGAGAGGCAGAGTCTATTCGTGCCGCTATCGAAGAGCTAGAGGCTTTAACGGGGCTTGCTGGAAGAGACATGCATGAAGGTAATATTATGATTCGTGAATATACTCAAGATATTGTCATTGTTGACCTCGGATTATTCAAACCTCGCTCGGAAGTTGTTGAAGAAAGGAAGAAAAAGAAGCGAAAGAAGCGAAAAAAGAAAAAACGAAGTCCAAAACGGGCTTCTTATTGGGGATGGGGCGTATATGACGATGGAGATGCCGGTGGTGATGGTGGTGGTGATGGAAAACGTGATGATACAAAAAAAATAAAGATAAAAATAAAAAATAAATCACTGAGAGAAGAGGAAACTTGACCAAATCTTAAATAGAACAGTTGGTTCTAGTTGAAAGAGAATTTTTTCGTCACCTATGTCTTGAGCCACTTGGTATATTTTTATACTATTTATATAAAACACGGAGGTTTTATGAGATATGGAGATTTTAATTGAATCATTAGCCCAGTATGGACCTTTAGGTCTCTGGACTGCTTCACTTTTGTATGCTAATTATCAAACTCGAAAGGATGCAAAAGAAGAAGAGAGACGTTTACAAGATAAAGTTATAGATAAGCTTCAATTACAACATGCAATGTTAGAAAAAGCATTAGAAAAACTAGATGCTGGTTTAATAACTATGCGTGAAAAGTATGCTGAAGAAAGATTGAGAAATTTACAGAATAATAATCAGTAATTTATTAGATTATAGAAATTATAATTTAATTATTAATATATTATAAGGATTATTATTGATTGTATTATTAATCTTAATTAAAAGAAAATATATAAAAGAAAAAAGATTCAGAATTCATTTGACAAACCCTCCCAAGTATGTTATATTGTAATTGTTGCAGTGGAATGAAACAAAAAACTATTTATAATAATATTATAACACGAATCTAGGAGGATGTCAAGTGAAAAATAAAAAAATATCGTTTGATTGGGACAATACAATAGCAATGAGTTACATGATAGACTCAGAAACGGACTCTGATCTGCCTTTGTATCGTTTTCAAGAGTATAATCAGACTTATATTGAGAAAATTAAAGAATATTACCTTCAGGGAGCTGAATTATACATCGTTACCTCAAGAAAAAGGTCTCTAGAACAATATTATCCAGAAGAATCAGTACCTTATCACATCAAATTGCTCAATTTGACCCATATATTCCCCTCAGTAAGGGTTCACTATACCGAAGGAGACCTAAAAGCAAAGACTTTGAGACAATTGGGTATTGATTTACACCATGATGACAGCATGGAAGAGATATTAGAGTGCCAAAGATACGGAATTGAGGTCAAATCATCCCTAGAAGCCTATAAAGACTCGGATATTGTGGTAAAAGGTATCATAACAGACCTACATGGTAGCATTTTGTTACTTAAAAGGACCGATGAGGGCACTAAATGGGACATTCCGGGTGGTCATATCAAGAATATTGAAGAAGAACGTGGTTTAAAGGGCATTGCTGATGGTTATGAACGGGAAGTTGCAGAAGAAACGGGCCTAATTATACCTCAATCAAGGCTAATTCACAAATATAAGCACACTTGGAAGGATAGAGAGATGGATATGTACATATTATGGACAGATTATGCTGTTGAAGAGCCTCCTGTTGACCTCTTTGTACAAGAATTTCATGAGAATTCGGAGTTTATATGGGTTCAAGAGGATGATTTGCACATATATACAGCAAATATGACCGAAGTAGCCATGATTGCTATCCAATTTTACCTTGATAATATAGATAATCCAGAGATTATGGAAGGAAAATACCTCCCATCGCAGTCAAAGTCATGGGCAAGGATGAAAAAGAAGCTTATAGGCCTCGGGAATAACAAAAGTACTGGTGGAGGCAAGGGTCATACACGTCCAAAAATGACGAAAGGCAAGGCTGCTCCACCTGATTTCGGTGTTTTAGAGGAAAAAGAGCGTAAAAAAAAAGTATTAAGGTCAAAATTGTCAAAAATATTGGGTGTAACAGAACCAAGTAGAGCTAAT